GCATGTATCAAATGTTTGGTCTGGTGTACTTTTCATCGCGCAAAAAAATTAAAGTTTCTGTAGTTTTTCATAGGTTCTACTGTGCTAACTAAACGGCCTGACATAAACCCGCGTGACCGTTAGCTGCCATTTTCGACAGACACCCGTTCAACAATACAAGCACCTTCGCATCTATCGCATTGCCATTCTTGAAATCCTGAAAATTCATCACCATCAACACCGCCACCATATCCATCACATTGCGGACAAATTTCTACATTTGACAAAGCTGAAAGTGTTGTAAATTTTCGCTTGTATTGTTTTAATTCTTTTATTTCTGCCTCTAACAATTTTACTTTGTCATCAGCCTTTTGTCTTGCATCTCTATTAGCTTTCGAGTTTAAGGATTCTAATTTTATCGTGTTTAAGGCATCAATAAAATCATTAATTGTTGTTTTTGCTTTTTCGTATTCCATTGTCATTTAATTTAATTGTTAAAAAAACGGCAGCTAACAGCGGTTTTGTGCAAGCTGCCCGGCTGCTCAATACCCACGCTTCGCAGCCTGACACAAAGCCGCAAAACGTTATGCCTCATTGCCCCGCCCTCACGAATGCGCTGCGGGGATGGAACCTGATCCTTGCGCACCCAACCCTTCGCGGGGCAACTACGCTGCCGACACACATTCCGATGCTCACGCTAAACACAACAACAGCAATGCCCTCCCGCACCAATCACGCTCAAGCAATCCTTTCGACAAAAAGCTTTTTTCCGTCCCTAATTAACTTTAAATCTCTTCCGTCTTTTTTACGGTATTGGTTGATAAATTGATGGGGGTACTTTGCCGCACTCCCCTTTAATTGCGTTTTTTCCCCAATTTCGAGGGTATTAAACGAATGTTTTGATGGTCTTCCTTTCATGTCCACAAATAAATAAAAAAATAAATTAAGAAACAATAGGAAGGTAAATAAATAAAACGCTATCTTTGACATATCAATATGAAATCAAACACAGCAAAATTGACCACCCTATGAGCTACTGGAATTCACCCGATGGAATACAAGGCACTTCTTTAGAAGGAGTGGCTACCGAAACCAAGAAATGTGAGTGTGGTTGTGATGTGTACTTTGATGCAGATCAGACTATTGTTCATAGAGTAACGAGCGCGATTATTAGCTTTGACTGCCTTGACTCTTATGATGAACTATTGGAGAAGGTGGAAAACTGAAATGAAACTTATTTATAAAAAAGTAAGAATTGTTTGTGGTTATGAACAGATAGTACAACGAATAAAACACTATACAATAATTTACAAATGAAAATAATCCCCCACATCAACCCCCAAAAACTATGATAAAAATAGAAATCAAATCCATTTTCGGTAAAGTAATTTTTACTTACGAAAAAGAAAACGCAACTTTTAAGGATGCTGTTTTAGAAGCGATAAAAGCCTCTGCCGACCTTAGCTATGCCAACCTTCGCTCTGCCGACCTTAGCTATGCCGACCTTAGCTCTGCCGACCTTAGCTATGCCAACCTTCGCTCTGCCGACCTTAGCTATGCCAACCTTCGCTCTGCCGACCTTAGCTCTGCCGACCTTAGCTCTGCCGACCTTAGCTATGCCGACCTTGATAAAAGGTACATTCAGATTGCTTGTATCGGATCTCGTAAAGGAATGACTACTTATTGCTTTGAGGACGATATTATTTGGTGCGGTTGTTATAAAGGTAGTCTCGATCAGTTTGAGGCCGAGGTCAATAGGACACACGCCAACAACGAAAAATACAGGAAGGAGTATATTGGATTCATTAACTATATCAAGGCTTTAAAATGATCCGCCACATCCGCCTACTCGACTATTACGCTTTAGACTTTGAAAAAAAGACTTACCACTTTTGGAAGGAATCCGAAGCGGTGAGGGCGTTGAGAAAATACCTTAAATCAATATCAAAATGATACAGATAAAAGTAAGCGAGCCGTGGCCCTCCACAAAAAGTAAACCAATGTATCAGGCAACATTGTCGGAATGGGACTTAGGCGTACCAATCGGTGACGGGTCAACTATTCAGGACGCTATTGATAGCTTCTTAGATGCCTATTGGGATATTTGGGTAGGTTGGAATCCTGATAGTTCGGAGATAAATTACAAGTGGTCATAAACTTTAAAGGGATATACAAATGAAGATGCGAGACCGATACAAGTTCAAGGACTACCAGATAGTTCAGACTTCAAAACACATTTGGAAACTTTACCAAAATTAAATAATTATGAAAAAGTACATGAATGTAAGGAATTCAGTTTTAAAATTAGTTGATTCCCAATGGTTGCATTTTAAAGAATGCAATACTTTTAAAGAAGCTAAAACTTTAGCGGATAAATTAAATATGGAGCAGCAATCCTTAACTGTTGTGGCGGCTGGATAAAATTAGTGCCAGCGTTTTACGGTAACGTAAACCGTATTTTTAAACTTTACAATAACTAACATGGAAACAGTAGAACGAATTCAAACACCCGCAAGCCTGTTAAGTCAGGCAATTGAAAAAGGATTAGACGTGGAAAGCCTTGGAAAGCTCATGGACTTACAGGAACGTTGGCAAGCTGGACAGGCTCGGAAACTATTCTTTGAAGCCTTCACGGAATTTCAAAGCTCATGCCCCGACCTTAGGAAAACCAAGGAAGTAAACTTTGGACAGACAAAATACAACTTCGCACCATTGGCAGACATTTGCCGCCAAATCGGTAAGACTTTAAAGGCCGCTGGGTTGTCCTACCGTTGGGAAATTCAGGATAGTCCAACCGAATTAAAGGTTACTTGCCTTGTTTCTCACTTGGACGGGCATACCGAGAAAACAACTATGACCTCACCACCTGACGTAAGTGGGTCTAAGAACGCAATACAGGCCCGTGGAAGCGCAATCGAATATTTGAAGCGTTACACTCTCATTGGAGCGTTGGGCCTTTCTACGGCTGATTCTGACATTGACGGGCGTATGCCTGAGTATGACATGGACAAGCTGCATAAGGATTACATGACCCTTTACGATCAGGTAATTCAAAAGGACTCAACCTTGAGCAAGTGGCATCCAGATAATTGGGCCTCTGAAAGAACAGGAAAGGTTTACATTAAGGCTATAAAGGAAATCGGCAAGGTATTGGTAGAACTTAAAAACAAAGGCAAATGAGCTTTTTAGACAACCTGATAGATGAAAGCAAGGCACTTTCATTTATCGAACAAAATACCCCCGAATGGTATTCCGTGAGGCTTGGAAGATTTACGAGTTCTGAGCTATGGAAGTTAATGGTAGAGCCTAAAACAAACGCAGATAAAGAAGCTGGTAAACTTTCAGAAACGGCACTCACTTACATTCAAGAAAAAGCTGCGGAGGTTATGACAGGACAGGCAAGGCAGCAAGGATACGCTTTTCCTTTGGTTTGGGGCATTGAAAAGGAACCGGAGGCAGTAGAACACTTTGAAAAATTGACGGGCTTAGAAACGAACGTAGTAGGTTTCTATCCTTGGACTGATCACGCTGGGGGATCTCCTGACAGGGAAATTGGGGATGATGAAATACTCGAAATAAAATGCCCATACGATTCATCTAAGCAACTTGATTACTTAATGCTCACCGATCAATTTGATCTGCTCAGAAACTTTAGAGAATACTATTGGCAATGCCAGGCGAATATGTTGTTTGCAAATAAGAAGGTTTGCCATTTCGTAACCTTTGACCCGCGAATGATTGACGATAAGCACAAGATGACCCACATGAAAATAAAAGCAAACCAAGAGCATCATGACATTATCATTGCTAAATTAGCCAAGGCAACGGAGGAGAAATTGAAACTTTTATCCCTACTAAAATGAGCAAGAAACATAAATCATCAACGGGCGACCGTGGAGGCGATCACGGTTATCTTAAAGAAGTCAAAGACCAAGAAACGGAGACTTCGATAATTATTCACGATGTCCCGCTTTCCTCTGGTCAGCCAGCGAAGATGACGAAGGTATTCAGAATGAGACCCGAAACAGGCGAGAAGTATCTTGCTTTACATATCGAAAACGGAGTAACTTTATTTGAACTTAACCCCTAATTTTATGAAAGCAGAATCACAGGTAAAGCAGATTTTCGACTACCTTATGAATGGTTGTCGATTGACGGGCCTTGAAGCGATTAAGAAGTTCGGAAGCATAAAGCTATCTAATAGAATAGGTGAGGCCGAAAAGCGGTACGGTGTAACCATTGACCGTGAATGGAAGGAGATCAAGACCCGCTTTGGAAAGAAGGAGGTTATGGAGTATTACATTAACCAAAAAATGAAATGAAAACTGAACACGAAGAACTTGTACAGCTTGTAAAAGATGGTAACTTCTTTGCTTTTTGTGTTGCCTTTGCTTTGAATAAAGGCTTTAAAAATGCGCTGAAGGATAAGAAAGAAGTGATATTTACAGTCGGTGATTACGGTGTAGAATTTAAACCAAGCGAAATGTGCTTTTTACTTATTCATAAAATTTATTTTGCCCGAATAATAACTGCTTACTATAACGAAGTAGTATTTGTTGGAGACAGCGAAGAAGAAGTAATCAATGAAATTTTAACCGAACTGGAAAAAGAAAAACCTTTACTTGTATGACCGACCTAGAGCGCATCCGAAAGACTAAGCTCAAAGACTTGAGTAAGTTACAGTACAAAAAATACGATTACGAACTAACATGGAAAGGGTTGCTTTCCTGGTTGATACCTCTTTGGCTGATGGCCTTGGTGTGGATATGGATAACGGTAAAGTATGCCGATCAGATAGACGAGAAGGCATTGAAGGCACTTGAGGCGATAACGAAATAAACTTTATGGCTGTATTACACCTAACGCTTAAAAAGAAATGGTTTGACATGATTCTCTCAGGTGAGAAGAAACATGAATACCGTGAGTACAAAGATTATTGGAAACGAAAATTCATAATACCCGGAACTCACCCGCCAATTTGTAAATTGAAATATGAAACTGTTGTTTTCAGAAATGGGTATTCAAAAAACTCACGTCTAATGGAAGTTGAATTGAATGGCATACTTATTTCATTTGGACTTACTAAATGGGGAGGTGACCAAAATAATCTTCAATTTGTTCTACCTCTTGGTAGAATACTTCGTACTGAAAATGTTTAATTAGATGACCTGTAAGGAAACCAACCAAGCTTTGTATTGGGCCGAGAAGCTGACCTTTTCCGAAAAGAAGGAAGCGATTTTAGAAGCAAAGAAGAAGAAATATTTTGAAACTAAACACGCCCACAAGTGGCCCAAAGACGCTTACTGGGCATTAACCGAAAAAGATTATGAGCAGAGTCCTGACATTAAACCAAACGTTTCCTAAACCGTAAACTATTAAAATGATTGAACTACTAAACGTTGACTGCATGGAGTACATGGCAAGTGTACCCGATAAACACTTTGATTTGGCAATAGTTGACCCGCCTTATGGGATTGATTGGATGGAGCAAGTAAAAAACCCTAATAAAGGTAAAAATTGGAAGCAGTATGAAAATAAAGATTGGGATAAATCAATACCATCGGCTGAATATTTTGAGGAACTTAAACGAGTATCTAAAAATCAAATTGTTTGGGGTGGAAATTATATGACTGAATATTTAAAGCCATCGCCTTGTTGGTTGATTTGGGATAAAATGCAAGAGTTTAGCGGTGCAGTATTTGAAATGGCGTGGACTTCATTTTCAAGCCCTGCAAAGGCTTTTAGAATGAGTAGGGTTGAAGCCTATACAAATCAAAGCAAAATACACCCGACCCAAAAACCTGCGGCTTTATACCGGTGGCTACTGAAGAACTATGCCAAAGAAGGTGATAAAATACTTGACACTCATTTAGGTAGTGGTTCAATCGCCATCGCTTGCCATGATTACAAATTTGATTTAGTAGGTTGTGAGCTTGACAAGGAATACTACGATGTAGCTAGTAAGCGTTATTCTAATCACATCGCCCAAACCTCACTATTTTGATTTTTTCACCCCCTATATTTTTTGCTGAGGCTATTGCTTTACAGTGGGGGTTTGTTTAATATTGCAATGCGAAACCGTTATATGATCTTAAAAGAAATCCCCGAAACATTCAATGTCCTTTCAGGCTCCAGCTTGTACGGTTTCGCCATTGTTTGCGTAGGGGGCTTTCTTTATGGCTAGACGAAATAGTTGCTCAGCTTGCACGATGATTGCAATGGGTGTGAAGTTCAGAAAATCACCCAATCACACTTGTGATAAGTTCAAGCCCAAGATAATCAATATCCCTAAGGTTAAGGATGGTGAATATGTTACTCTTTCAATCCAAAGAGGTGGCATAATTGAGACGCGGAATGCTCTAAAGGTTCGTTGTGTAAAGCAAGAAATCATGGGGGTTACTATTCCTAATGGTTATGAGATTTGGATTCCGAACGGATGCTTAGAGTTAATTCAAAATATGTCATGCCTGACGCCAAAAATATCAATTGAATCTTGGAAGGCTAATGAGGTTTTGAGATTTCTTTTCATGGAGGGTTTGCGCAATGGCTAAAGAACTTCCATATTTTAGATTTGAGCCATCCGAATGGGATAACGGAAATATTCAAATGTGCAGCCGTGAAAGCAAAGGATTGTTTCTTGACCTATGCTCACTTTATTGGAGCAGATTAGGCGAGTTGCCTCATGCACTTGCATTGCAAAAGCTATGCAATGGCAACGAACTTGCATTACAAGAGCTAATAAAGTTTGAAATTTTCGGGGTAATTGATGGTCAAATAGTAATAGATTTCTTGGATGAGCAGCTTTCAGAACGAGGTCAAGTAAGTGAGAAAAGGCGCAATGCAGCCAAAAAACGATGGAAAGATGCAAGTGCATTGCAAGTGCAAAGCAAAAGCAATGCTAAGAGAAGAGAAGAGAAGAGAGAAGAAAATAATAAAATAGAAGATATATATATACCAGACCAAACAACTTTGATTAAGACTTTTGGAAATGGTTCTGACTTTATTCTCGTTCTCCCAAAAACTTTGCATTCAAAAAAATACAGGATTCAGGGCGCGGATGGATTGGCCTTGTATTACGAAGAAAACACTTCCGTACTTCGATCACCGGAAAAGGCCGATTCATTTATGGCTAAATTTTCAGGTGGTCAATACAACGACTTCATGCACGTATTCAACACTTACAATAAATTCATAGATCAACAGCAAAATGGCAACCAACGAAAAAACACAAATTCAGCAGAGCTTATTGACCCAAACAAAAAGTATGTCGGTAAACTTTGAGCCTCCGCAATACAACGAGATCGAACTTGACATTGATGAGGTTGAGGAGGGGTTGCGTCTTGCCCGTGAGGTGAAGCACCTAAGATTAATCAGGGAGGCGTACAAGCAAAAACTTAATCAGGTTGAAACCTACGTTACCAAAACAGCCGAAGAGTATTTCCAGGTGTTCAAAGAAAACTACAAATTTCATGACGAAGCGCACGAGCGTAGGATTAAGCAGCTTTGTTGCTACTTTGCTAATGACAAAAGATTTAACGGGGATCTTACCAAAGGATTGCTTTTGATGGGCGTGATCGGAAACGGTAAGACAACGCTCATGAAGTTATTCTCATCAAATCAAAACCACAGCTTCAGGGCTGTGTCAATGCTCGACATTTCCTTTGACTACAAAAATTCAGGCGAAGCAGCGGTGAAAGAATATTACACCAACTATAAAAGATCGGCTAACATTTTCGGAGGTACTGAATACGGATTCTGTTTCGATGACTTAGGAACGGAAGAATGCCCGGCTCGTCACTTTGGAGAATCTAAGAATATCTTTGCGGAGGTTATTCAAACAAGGTATAACAACCGTCACACAACTCCGTTCAACAGCACCCACGCGACCACGAACAAAAACGAGGCTGACTTATTGGAGTTATACGGGAATAGGGTTTATGACCGGATGAAAGAAATGTTTAACGTATTCGTATTTGAAAACCCATCATTCAGATAAAATTATGACAGACCAGCAACTTATAAAAGAACTTTGGGAATTATGGGAGTCGTTGGCTGAATGTGGTCAACTTACAATCGGACCTCAGTTCTCGATCAAATACAAGGAGCTTAAAAAGCAGGTTGATTTGGTAGTTGTATTTCGTAGCGATATGACTTATTACGCTCACCATAAACCAAGTGGCGAAAATTGGCTGATACTTGGTGTTAACCAAAAGACCGATAAAGTATGTGCAGCGGGATGGCCACCGAGCATAGGTAAACTTTCAGACTGTGAAAACTTTGAAGAACGGCACTTGATTGATGATCATGAGCGTGAATACAGAGTACGAACCTTCGGAACAGATTGGCTATAAAATTTACTTAAACGTCCAAAATAATGTTTCGCCCTGACCCCAAACCAACCCCAAAACCTAAGAAGGCAAAGAAAGCCCTAAATTTCGTTTCTAAGCGCACGGCTAAAAAGATGGGGGAATATAGCCGTTTAAAGAAATCTTTCATTGTAGGCAAGATTTGCCCTATCTACCCTCATTTAAAGGTGACGGACATACACCACATGAAAGGCAGGACTGGAGATTTGCTTTTAAACACCGAATTTTGGCTAGCGGTCAGTCGAAAGGGCCACATGAGAATAGAACTAAATCCAACGTGGGCCAAGGAGATGGGCTACAGCTTACCAAGAATATGAAAACCTCCTATAAAAAACTACCCATACTGGCAGACAAAATAGCTAACTGGTATCCAAGAATGAAGAACAACCAAAAGGAACTTTGCCCCGTATTCGGTTGCGTAAAAGGCAAGGTAAGAGACAAGAAAACCCACCTACTAAGAACCTGCGTTGTTTGCAATGGTGACGGGCTGATGCCTAAGAGACGTTTTGCTAAATCCAACTTAAATTCCTAGCTTTACCTCATCATGATCCAAATAAGAGGACTAAAAATATCACCCGCTTTGTAAGGAGCGGTAAATTAGCCAGACTAAAAACTGGCTTTTTTAATTTGAGCGACTAAAGACATGGTGGAGATACAGGTTCAAATCCTGCAAGACCGAAGTAATTAACCGGACGATAGATCAACGAAAAGATCACCATCACATTTTTATATGAATAGATTACAATTTTTAAGGACGGCAACTTTAGCGGCAATAGCTACGCCCGTCCTGCTTCCTGAGAAAGATAAAAGGATTATTTTGAAATCAGCATCACGAGTAAACGGAGTCTTTACAGCCGTTTCGACCAATGGAGTTGTTATGAAATCGAACAACGGTGTAGATTGGGTAAGAATATGAAAAGATCAAATATTCTTTTATTTGCCATTATGTCCCTTCTTGCTTGCAGGTATTTATCGAAAACTACTTTTTAAGCTAATGGGAAGGCCAAGCTCATTCACTCAAGAAATAGCCGATTCGATATGTGAGCAATTAGCCACAAGCTCAAAAAGCCTTAGAACAATTTGCGACCAGGAAGATATGCCTACCGTAAAAACCATTTTAAACTGGCTAACAGAAGGCGATAAGGAAGATGGCCAAGAATGGGCTAAAACATTTTTACGGCAATACGCGCACGCGAAACAAGAACAGGCCGACTTTTTAGCTGAAGAGATAATTGAAATTGCAGACGAAAAGCATAATGACGTTCTCAGATCAAAAGAAGTCAGGAATGCCGATGGTTCAAAAATGGTTCTTTTAGAAGAAAACAAAGAGTTTACCAACCGCTCCCGCCTCCGTGTCGATGCCCGTAAATGGATAGCTAGTAAACTGAAGCCTAAAAAATACGGTGATAAGTTGGATTTGACCAGTTTGGGTGATAAGCTAAATCACGGCCCTATGCAAGTAGAGATAGTCAAGCCCGATGAAGAATGATAGGGCCAAGGCTACAATAGTTTTTCAGCAGATTTGGGAGGCAATACACGCCCGTAACCAAGACGGGACAAGAAAGTACAGATACATAGTCAACCGAGGGTCAAGCCGTTCGAGCAAGACCAGATCAATAATTCAGGCTTATTGGCTATTTGCCATGTCCAACGAATCCAAGCGGCTTTCTGTATGGAGGGACACTAAGAAGGATTGTAGAGACACTGTAGGCTTTGATATGGGCGTTGTTTACCCAAGTATGGCTCACTATTCCACCGTACAATTTAACAAGACAGAAGCCAGCTATCAGTTTCCGAATAAGTCGATAATCGAAATAAACGGCACAGATGACGAAAATAAGGTCATGGGTTACAACGGTAATGTAGCTTGGTTAAATGAGCCTTATAAGATTTCACGTGGAACATTTGACCAAATAGACCAGCGTACAGAGGACTTCATATTGATTGACTGGAACCCAAAACAGGCCCATTGGATATTAGATTTAGAGAAAGACGAAAGGACAATAACCATAGTTTCCACTTTCAAGGATAACCCATTTTGCCCGCCAGAACAGAAAATCAAAATTCTTTCCTATCAACCTGTCAGTAAGTGTTCGATAGTTGTGGATAAGTTACTTCCGGAGGTTGAGGCCAAGGCATACAACATACTGGAAAACAAAAAAGGCTTTAGCGAAAAGCAACTCAAAGAGCTTTCCAGGTGCAAGGAGAACGAGCGCAAGAACACGGCCAGCGCGTTCAATTGGTGCGTTTACGGACTTGGGGAGAAGTCAGAGCGGCCTAACCGGATATTCCATTGGAGGGAAATAAGCGATGATGATTACAACAAGATTGATGCTATCAGGTATTGGGGTTGTGATTGGGGGATTGTCGATCCTTGGGGTGTATTGGAGGCTAAGTATTACGATGGCAATTTCTACTTGAAAGAGTTAAACTATAAGTCCGAGAACCAGATAAAGGCCGACCTGTCTATGGTGGAAATCGAACAGGTCAACGCCAAGGATGAGGGCTTGGTCGTGTGGCACTTTGAAAGGCTAGGCATACCAAAAGACGGGATTATTCTCTGCGATGATAACAGGCCGCTAAAGGTAATGGCTTTGCGCGGTGCTGGATACGATTATGCTATCACCGCTGCCAAAGGGCCTGGTTCAATCCTTGACGGGATTAGCCTACTCGAAAAACTGAATGTGTTTTACACCTCCTCATCAAAGAATCTACAATACGAACAGGAGAACTATTCCCGCGTTGTTGATAGATACGGGGTAGTTCAAGAAGAACCGGAGGACACGAATAACCACCTTTGCAGCGACCCAGCCCGCTATATTGCATCGTTCCTCCAGGCGCAAGGAATTATCAAGATTGTTTAGTTAATTTTCCTAAATTAGGAATTTACAAAATCCTTTCCCAAATTTGCCAACAGTTCCAATACGGGACTGAAAGCCAAATTTGAGATTCTTAGACATAGCTGGGAATTTAAAAAAGTTTCTTACAGGTGGGAAGCAAAGCCTTTTCAACCTGAACGTTGTTGATGCCTCCACCCGATTCAATAACTACGCACTCGACAAACATAAACTAGCGGCAATCCTTTCCAACCCTGCGTTACTAAAACTTTTCTCACTTCAATGCGACACATTTTCATTGGGCAAGGTGTACGTGTATCAAAAGGATACAGAATTAGAAAGCGATCCTTTCTTGAACCTTATCAATCACCCAAATCCTATGCAGTCCGGGAGTCAATTCCTTTGGGATTGGATGTTCTGGAATATGTTGGGCAATGATTACTGCTATGTTGATAGTTCGATTGTTGAAAAGAAAGGTAATCGAATGTATCACTTGGAGCCTTACAAAATCAAGTGGCCGTACGATATGCAGGCCAACGCGGACAAGTTTATATTTTCAGATGATACGCTGAAGGAATACTCAAAAAAGCAGATTACCTACTGTTACAATGATGGCACTACATTCAAGTTTCCTCTTGATAGACTTGTAATAACACACGACCTAACCAATGGGGTAGGAAATTTCTTCAAAGGCCCGTCACGGATTGACGCTCTTTACAAAGTGATTTCAAATTCAGAGCATTCACTTGACGCAAAAAATATAAACGTCCGATTCTCCGGTAAGTTTCTTGTAGGTTCAAATAACGAAGCTGGTAAAATGGGGTTGGGTGAAATTGAGAAACTTGACATACAAGAAAAGTTTGGGGATGACAACCGAAAGATTTACCCATTAAAGACAATGGTTCAAATCAGGCGTTTTGTTGAGGACATGGGGGCATTGAAGTTGGATGAGGCATACTTGGCCGACTATTTTCTAATGGGTTCAATGTTCAACATCCCTCGCGATGTACTTGAAGCAAACGTGTCAAGTACGTTCGAGAATCAGGAGAAGGCCAGGATGAGCCACATTAGTTACACGCTCCAGCCAAAGGGTAACGACCTAATGAATGCCTTTGAAAGACATTTCGGGTACGACAAGGAGGGTAAGAACATCGTTATTGACTGGATGCATTTGCCATTTACACAGGTATTCGAGAAGGAAAAGGCAGAAGTTGAAAAGACCAAGATAGCTTCACTTAAAGAACTATTAGCGATGGGTGTACCGATAGATGATGCAAACGCCTATTTGGATTTAGATTTCACAATACCTCCTCCAGAGAAAACGGCATCAGACA